TGCCGTAGCGCAAACAATCACAGGCCGGATTACCTGTTTGCTCTTGCCATGCAATACCAAATTCAATGGCTCGTGCTAGTGCATCATTGATGTTTTCTACCCGCAGATAATCTAAAAGATACTCTGTGTATATGCTGTCCCGGCACCAATGATCAATTTTTTTATTTTGTTTCAATACCCATTCAATAAATCTGGCAGGATTAATTGCCTTTATATCAACACAATAACGACCAAATTTTACAAATGCTCGATAATACGGACTATTAGCAAAGTCATCAAATGTTTTTAATTTTGCTGATCCTTGAGTAAGTTCATAAAATTTTAAATATGCTTGTAATCCTAATTGAACTCCACGTTCTGACTGTTCTTGCCTACGCCGACGCGGTTCGCAACTGTGCACCGCAAGACTAGATTCTTTTATAAAATCTTTTTTACAATACTGGCATGTGTAGGTCATTGATTTATATGCGTATATAATATGTTGGCAATTTGTTTATGTCCGATTACGTTTGGGTGATAATCATCTGCTGACACAGTAGAGTTTGTTTGTTGGCAAAACTGTATCATACTTGGGCCTGGATCAAGTTTGATAAAATGTCTATCAAACTTATTTAATACTGTTGTTAGATACAAGTTGTTAAAATCATTCATTGTCAAAAAATAAAAATCTATATTTCGATTTTCTAATAGAGTAAATAAAAATTCAACATAATTTGTAGTTAGATATTCTATTTGTTCAACCCCAATATTTTTTTCTATATCTTTTATTATTTTATTATTGCGAGTAAGATACGAATACGGTAGTAGGGCATGGTCCCAAGGTATGTTTTTATTGTCGATTTCTGGATGATCGTAAGAACAGGGGGCATCAAATCGCGCTGGATCTGAAATATTTACAATTACTAGTGTGTCAATTGAGCTATAGTTAAATCTATTTAAACATTCTAATATACTGTTTGCTATTAATATATTGCCATGGCTGGCAGCGGCAGTATTGACTAAACTTTTAACATTTAGCTTTTGTGCTAAGAATCCAGCCCATGAGTTACTTTGTCTTGGAATAAATTCTGCATCATGCGCAAAACTGCAACCGCCATCACTGTGTAAAGATGGTGGTGATCCGCCGATCCCGTCGCTGGTAAAACTACAACCACTTACAAGTAAATGTTTATATGCTTTCATTTTATTTTTTCTTGGCCAAGTTCACGTAAATGTTCGTCAATTTCTTTCTGTGAGATTAATTTACTTAACAAATCAACATCCGATCCCTTCATATTAGGAAACAAAGTCAACAGTTGTTTTTTCTTTGTGCCAGAGTTGGTTGCATTTTCATCTTTTTTCTTAGGACTTATCCATTGATGTCGATGTGCACCCATTCCAGGACTCACACTACTGGCACACAACCATTGCAATTGCGGATGCCGATTAATAGTAAAAAAATGTTTGTTTAACCTTTCGTTTGTGCTAATCACATAAAACTCTTGCAGCTCCCTGGACCCTTGTACACTACTGCCCCATCGAATCATTAAAAAGTTACTGAACTTTTTCTTTTCTTCATCTGTCAGGCCAGTATAAAAGTCTCGATTTTTTAAATCAAACTCTCGCATTTCATTTGCAATATTCAGCTTGTCCATAATTACCACGCTTTATTGTAGTCCACAATCTCACAATTACGACTAATATCTTTTACAAAATAAACACAGTCTGGCTTAGGGCCGTTGGTAAGTGGTACACATAGCATTTGCCCATTTTTTAATTTAGGAGCATACCAATTAACTTCTTGGTATACATCTATTATTTCAATGTCCGGAAAACTGGGCCTAAAACTACTTAAAGGATTGAATTGAAATACTTTAAAGCCTCGATCATTTATACTGGTCAATGGCAATACTTCTAAATCGCCCAAGTCTGGCTCACCAATTAATATTTGCCAGTCCATGGGCATCTTTATTCTGTGTTCGCCTATACGTAATACCAATGCAGGGGCATTAAAACTTTCTAAAAATATCAGTGGTATGTAATGATAATCAGGATCTTGTGGGGTTGAGTTATCTAATATTGCAAAACGCATATCTTCAATTTCTTCTGGAAGATGATCTAATTCATAGTGTTCGTTGTCAAGGGTTAATATTCGCATGTGTTAAGTATATATTATTTGTCAACAGTTGTCAACTCTGGATTGTATATTTGAGCTATTTTTTGCATCCATAAACGATAATACTCTGTTATGTATTCTTTATTAAAATCAGAAAAATTTAATTTTTTGTAAAGAAATTCAATGCTTGAAATAGTTAAATCTTCGTTAAGGTAACAGTCAGGAGCAAATCTTTCTATCCATCTATTGTTTGATAATGAAATTATGTTTTCTTCATTTAATTTTTTTGTGTTATCTCGACTATTTTCATCAAAAATTAAATTAAGCATGTAATTGTTTTTTCCGTTATATAATTCATCTAATACGTGTTCAGGAAAAAATTTTAACGTTTGTATAGAAGCTGGCGGCAATTCTGGCCAATTATATTTTTTTATCAGATTCCATTCTTTTTTCAATGCTGATAATTTATAGTACCTGTCAGATGCATTAGAACGACACGTATCCCTATATAGATAATAATCAGTAAAATAGATAATTTTAGCATTTGGCCATACAAATAATATATTTTTTAATGTATGATCATCGTGTGCAACTATAAAAAAAATTAATTTTTTTTCTATGATATATTTTATAGTAGAATCAAGATTTTTTATAAAATTATCAGTTTTAAAATTATGGTTGGTAATTTTAGCATGATTTTCGCCTCCAAATAAAGTAGTGCAACCTAATTTTAAATCGTCCCAATGATTTGTTGTTTCTTTTAATCTGTCTAATAATAAAGATATTTTATTTTTAGGAGTAAACAATCCATCAATTTGCAATTTGGCCAAACTATTGTCTTGAAATACTGCTTGATTACTTAAACCTAAACAATTAATTAAAAACTTACCGCCGGTATGTCTAGGGAAATATACAACAATAATATTATCAGTTTCTAAATATTTTGTTATTTCCATTCTAGTTTTTCTTGTGTAAAAGGATAGTTGGCTTCTTTATAAAACTGTTTGCGTTTAGTCAAATGGCGTTTGGCAAATTTACAGGTACTAGTGACATCCCAAATTTCTACATGGTCTTTGTCTTCTGCTTTGCGTATGCCGCGGCCAATTGATTGTATAACGCGGACAAAGCTTTTTCCGGGCTCCAAAAGGACCAAATTAAATATCCTAGGAAGATTAATACCAACAGCGGCCACACCGTAAGTCGCCACAATAATCTTGCCAGTACTAGTTGCAATTTCGTCATATTCACTTTGTCTGTCCCCTGCTTTGGTTGATCCTGATACAAATACTGCATCATCCAGTTGTGCTACCAATGTTTGTCCTGCCGCAATGCGATCAACCAAGACCAATGTATTGCCTGTGGCATTGACTTGTCGTACAAGGTTGGCAATAGTTTTGAGTCTGTTTTCTTCTTCAAGAAGATATTTTAATTCACTTTGATAGTTAGTAAACTCTGCATGATCAATTAACTGTACAATATTAACGTGACATTGTGCTAATACTCCGCGATCTTGTAGATCACTGGCTGCTAGTTGACTAATTACTGGTCCAATACTTACCAAAAGACTTTGGCTTTCGAATTTTTCTTTGGGTATAGTCCCAGTCAGTCCCCATCGAATCGGCACACGACTCATGACTCCGGTCAGCAAAGTTTTAAGTGCGTCAGCTTTGGCCATATGTACTTCATCAACTATAACACATACAACACCTTCTAAGAAGTCCCCAATGGATATGTTAGCAGTGGCGTTTTTTGTGTTCTTTAGTAGTACGTTTAAACTTTGCCAGGTGCATATAGTATGTGTTCGCCCAAACTCTTTACGATCTCCAAAAAACACACCCACATCTAAGCCTAGATTTTGATAGTCTGCTTCAGTTTGAGTTACCAAACTTTTATTAGGAACAATCACAATGCTACGACCATGTGCTTCGCAACGTTGACTCAGTGCCGCAGTCATAATAGTTTTACCAGCACCGGTGGCAACTTCCTGCAGGCATTGAGGATTGGCTAAAAAGTTATTAACAATCTCAACTTGGTAATCTCTCAGCAATATTGGATCACCAGCCTTGGGATGGTTCTTTGGCCAAGTGTGGTGACTGAAACTGTTTTCATCAACTTGTTCAAAATTAAAAGTTGTTGTATACTCTCGTTGATCATTGAGGTCGATG